TGCTGCATTAGTGGCTGTTGCTTGGGCTGTGGTTGCATCTGCCACGGCTTTGTCTGCCTTGGCCATGGCCTCGGTCAATTGTGCCGGAGCTTGGGCTTCTGCCCTGCGTTCGCCGCCGAACTTGACTGCGCTCTCGATTACCTTGTCACCGCCTGGCATCTGCGAAATGGTGAAGCCGAAATAATCCTCGGTGGCCTTTGGGTTTTCCTTGGCCACGTCGCGCCAGGTCTCCAAGAACATAGCCCCTTCGTTGTCGCCGCTGTTGCGCTTGGCTTCGATCTGGCGATCAAGCAAACTGATGGCGATCTCTGGCTTGCCTGCTTTGAAGGCAGAGAAAACCTGGCCAGATTGTTGCAGTGCTGCATTCTGACGTTCTCCTGACAGCATGTTGAAACTCTCGCGCACAGATTTGGCTTGTGTCTCTGGCAGGACCATTGCAAGATTGGCGTAATCTGCTGCGGTTGCATTTGGCTGGCGCAGTTTTGCAAAGCCTTCTTGAATCAGTTTTTGATTGGCTAATTGCTGTTGCTGTTGCTCTTGCTTAAGCCTTGATTCCTGAATGCTTGCGCCTGTTTGGAAAGCGCTCAGGAATGATTGCGTTGGGTCTTGGATTTGAACCCCATAGTTAATAGGTTGCATTAGAATTTACCTCCGAGACCGCTAAATAATCCAAGGCCACCAGAGATTGCTGCGGGGATTGCACCAAATGCTCTGCCCTGTGCGATTTCAGCTCCAGCTTGTGCTGCACCTTGTTGACCAAGTAGGTTGGCAATGTTTGCGCCAGTTGTTTGTGCGGCTGCACCTGTACCGGCTGCGGATGCTTGGCCAAGACCTGCAATATTCTGTGTAGTTGTCTGTCCAAGTGCTGTCATGCCACCTAATCTGCCATATTGCTGATCGATCAAACTGGATAGCAGTGCTGGCCTAAACTGTGCCAATGCGCCTTGAATGTTGCCACCACGCAGGCCACCAGTGGCCGATGCACGCTGAAGCAATGCTTCCTCGCCTTGTCCGGCAAGTGCCTGAAATGTTTCTCCGGTTTTAATGCGCTCAATGGCCGCACGTTCTGCCTCTGGCCCACGAAGGCCAAGAAGTGCTTGTTGCTCCTCAAGTGCTGGTGCTCCTGCTGCTGCAAATGGCGCAAGACCTCCAAGTGCTTTTTCTCCTGCCATAGAGTATGGCTTGAGCAGTTCCTGAACTTTATCAAACTGTCTACGCTGTTCTTCAATTCCAGCTTGTGCAGAACCTGTTTGTGCAGCTGCTGCACTTTCTGCTGCATCTGCTTGGGCCATGCCAGAGATGAGTGTGGCACCACCAACGGCAATGCCTGCCAGTGCTGCTCCTGATAATCCAAATGTCATTTTGATTCCTCCAATTGCGCTGTCTGTGCAGTTTCAAGAGCTATTGCTGGCGCTGGAATAGTGAACATATCCCACAGCGCTTGTGGGTCTTGCTCGTTGCTTGGGTTTGCGTGAAATGTGGTGACTTCGACTTCTGTCAAAGCAATGCCAGCACGTTTGGTGCCGATCTTAGAGACACTCATGTCGCCTGGTTTAAGGGTGCGTGGGCCGTTGTCTGTGCTGACAATCAACTCGCCTTTGCGCACCAAGAAAAACGATTCTTCTTTGTGAATTGCACCAGTCAGAACGGTGCCAGCAGGGATGTGCATTGTCCGAGCGTACAGGCCATTGCAAAATTCGTGATCGACAGGCATGTCTACTTGAGGCAGCTTGAGTAACTCAGCCTCTAGTTGATAGATTGGCAGGTGCTCTGCTGGAACACCAGCTTTGATTTCCTGAACCGCGACATGACTCATCGAGAACTCCTGTGCAGGGGCTTGTGAGCTACTGGCGGCTCGAACGGCTCAGTGTTGACTATTTTCCCACATTTTGACATTTGGTCAATCTTCCATTTCAAATTCACGTTCTTCCCATGCCTGGCAGACGCGCAGGTCGTGGCAAATGAACTCGAATTTGGTGCAGTAACCACGGAAACCAGCATTTGTGTCCCACTCATTGCGGGGAATGCGCTCCATCTTGGCCTGCGTCATGGTGCTGTTATCGTAGTACTCGCAGTTCGAGCAGCGACGACGACGAGCCTCTTTTTCGTCAACTTGCATGGCCTTTCCAACAGCGATCCAGTAGGTTTTGTTGGCCGTTGGCTCATTACTTGGATTCTCAGGTCCAAGCATCCAGTCGTCGATGGCGATCTGGGTGTTCTTCTTGTTCTCGGCTGTGGTGATGAATTCTTCTTCCATCGGCAAGCCCATAAAGCCCTTGGGCATCATCATGAATTTGTCCATGCTGTTCTCCTTGATTAAGTGATTTCGCGGCCAGATGCGCGGATGGTCAGTGATGTGGCTGCGCTGGCAATGGTGCTGATGAAGCTGCCTGATTCAAGCGCTTGGCCGACCAGCTCTGGGCAGGTGTATGTCTCATCGGGTGCAATGGCTCTGGTGTCCATGATCAAGTTGGACGCGCCAGCACTGCCACCACCGGTCACCAAGTTGACGCTGATTGTCACGTTACCTGCACTGGTATTGGTGATCGTAAACTTGTCAATGATCGCCTTGCAGTTCACTGCTGTGTACTGCGTGGTCTGTGAATTCTCGGCCTGTTTTGGTGGGATCAAAACCTTAATTGATACGGTCATTTCATTCTCCTTATGTGGCTTCGCCACCGCTGGCGATGATGGTTAGGCCTGCGGATGCGGCTTGAATTTGGATGGTGTCACCTGCGTTCAGCACCTCAATGCCGTTGTATTGCAGAGTGTTATTGCCTGGGACTGGCACATCGTATAGAAATGCATTGCTTGTGCCTGCTGTGCCTGCGGATGGCACTAAAAACACGCGCACATTGATGGCCGCTGCAGTGGTGTTGGCAATGCTGAACTCTTTGAGTAGCGTGCGTGTGCTGGCCGGTACGGTGTACAGCGTGGTCACGCCAGTGGTAATGGCCGCTTGGCCAAGTTTTGCGGGTGTAATTACATCGAAAGCCATGTGAGCACCAAGTTAGATTTGACAGAAGCTGGAAGACTTGAAGTTGGCACTGGGCCATTCTCCCAACGTAGCTGAACTCCATCGTAAACCAGCACATCACCATTTGCTGGTGTTGGCGCGTAAACATCAGACAGTTGGCTGACCAATGGTTCGGCCTGAATTCTGACAAAAATAGAACCAGAACCTGCTGTGGCCGCATTAACAACAGCAGCAACAACGATATGAGGTGTTGGAGCCGCTGGCAAATTCTTCGTCAATCCACCAGCAAATGATGGGTTGTAATACAGAATGTCACCGTCTGCCCAGACCTCACCATAAGGTGTGCCGGTGGTGTTGAAGCCTCGCACCAATCCGAAACTGGAGACTAAGCCAAAGCCATTATTGGCAATGGCCTCGGCTGCCACACCCATGATTAGCTGGCCATTTGTCACGCCAGTTGATGGTTTTCCTTTGAGCACGCCAGATGCACCGACAGAGCCATCGAACATCACCAACTGGCCTTTGGAAATGGCTGCCGAGGCTTTTATGTAGTAATACTGTGCCTCTCCAATGGATTGATTGACATCTGCTGTCATATCCAAGTTGAGTGTGTATCCACCATTCCAATGCAATCTGCCAACCTTGTTTACAGGATAAGGAGCATTGCTGTTGAAATCAATGTAATCGGTTGCCACCGAATTGTTGTTCTCGATGACAGGTGCAGCGGCTAGCAGTTCAAGTGCTTGGGCCAATCGCGGGATTGCATCCAATGCCTGTTGCACTTTGGCATTCAGGACAGCGTCTTCGACAGCGGTGTTTTGTGCGAGTGCACTAAGTTGAGCCAGTGCCTCATTTGCTGTGGCCGCTGCTGTGTCTGCCTGGTATTCGAAGTCTGTGCCAACAATAACCTGCAACTCATCCACAGTAGAAAACAACAGCTCAAACTGTCTGATCTGCTGTTGATCAGTCAAAAACTGCGCGAGCTGATCTCGCGTCAAGTTAAGTCTGCGGGAGATGGGTGCGGTTGCCATCAGAATGCCAATGCCTCGATCTGGGCTTCAAGTCGAATGAAGGACACATGGGCATCGCTGTCACCACGGAAGCGTTGGATTCTCCAGTTGCGCATGTGGCCCTGCTGGAACCATGCCAGGCGCTTGTTGCTGCCTGTGGTACCCACAGTTATGTAGCGATCTTGGCTCCATGATTTGCCGTCTACGCTATAGCTGGTGCTAATCTGTGGATTGGTGCCTAGTGCCACGCTTCCAGTCAAACTGACAAGCTCAAGCTCGTTGAAGATCGCACCATTGCTTTCGTTGTAGACGATCAGTGTGCCAAATTCCCAGCGCACTTGCTGACCCCAATGCTCACCAGTGTTTTGCACAAAATATCCAATGGAACTGGATTGTGGGTCTCCAACTAACCATTTGTCATAGCACCAGACCATGTTGCGTGCTCGATACTGCGAAAAGCCAACCACGCTGGTGGTCAGCGTAAACCATACAGGCTCACCCAATACCTCAGATGCCGATCCATCATAGACGATGGTTCTGTCTGGAAGGTGAACATAAAGATGCTGGTGGTTTTTGTCGTTGCGTGCTTCTAGCTTAGTTGTGGCCAGTTGCGCTTCTGTGTATTGCAGTAGCAGATTGTCAATCTCTTGTGTGCTGAGTTTCTGAGTGGTGGCTGCTGCGCCAATGTAGATGGCTGGCGCTTCATTTCTACCACCTCCCATAAATGCAATGCGCTCCAAGTAAACGCAACAGGCGAACGTGCCAATCACGCCCTTTTGAATCTGAGCGCCATCGATACGTGCAAATGGAAACAAGTCACCGCCAACGTTGTCAAACACCTCAATGGTATTGCTGTTAAGTGCATAGACCTCATTGCGAAGTTTGAGCAATGCCACCACAGGGTCTGGATCGACTTCTGAGCTTCCATATTTCAGTGGATTGACAGATAGTGGGTTGGACAATTCTGTGACAATCAAAAACTCGCCATCTGTGGTCATGAAATAACCATCGACCCAACAGAAGTCAAGCACCACGCCAAGGTCTGGATCGGTATTCTGCGTGAGAGTAGATGCAACTGGATTCCAAAAATACAGTCGACCACCGGATGCAATGCCAAGCAGATCAAAGCTGTAGTCAAATGTCACCAGCTCGGTTGTTGGTCCACCAACATCGCCTAATATGGTCACTGTGCCGTTGCTGGCCACCGACACCAGCTTGGTGCCCATGACTCGGTAGCAGACACCATTCCAGTTGATGCCGCCACGGTCAGTGCCTGGTCCTGTGCCATTGGCAACAATGCCATCGCCTGGACGCAGGAATCCATTGCTGATGCCAGATTGTTTTGGCACCGGCATCATGTTCACAGGATAGGCTGTGCGCAACTCTGGTGTGTTGTCAGCGTAGATGCCGTTTAGGATTGGGATTTGCATGGCTTACCACTTGACCTTGTTGGCCCAATACGCTGCGCTCATTTTGCCCTTGGCAATATTCTCAGCGTGTCTGGCCTTGAATGATTCTCGACGAGTCTTGTCTGTTTTAGACTCGCCTTCCTTCTTTGGAGACCCAGACACACCCTGTTGACCAAAGCGAATTGTCTTCACTTGGTCACCAGCCTTGGCCACGACAACGTGGCTTTTGGTGGGATGCGATGGAGTGCGTTTTGGCTTGTTATAGCCTTCCACACCAACGCGAGCAAGTCTTGAGTCTTTGGTGGCCATATTCTTTAAGCTGCAACAGCTTTGACAACTGCAAAGTTGAAAACTGGTTGCTCAGTTGTTGTTCCACCAGTTGTATTGAATGTAATATTAAAACTTCCAGCACCCACTGCTGTCACTTTTAAATCATATAAATCAGTGCCTGATTTTTGATTCAAGATGATTACATCTGTTGCTGCCACGGTGCTATTGGTCACAGTGAAGGTTGCAGCTGTAGCTGAACCTGCTGCACTGAATAGTGTGATTGCGCCAGATGTTTTATTGATAGTCACGCCAGTTGTTCTGCTTGTTCCTTGCGTAACAGCGCCACCAGCTCCAGTGCCATAACCAACGCCAGCCGTTCCTGTCGAAACAATTGTTCCTGTGGCTGTCAAACTTGTACCAGTAGCTGCGCCAATGTCTGGTGTGACCAATGCTGGAGTGTTGGCAAACACAAGTGCGCCTGTGCCTGTTTCATCTGTAACGGCAGCACGAAGATTTGCAGAACTTGGGCTATTCAAAAACGCTTGAATTGCTGCGTTGTAACCAGATGTCTCATTGGTGACGTTGTACCAAGAATTTGTTGCTTGATAAAACCTGTAGCAAATTGCAGCACCAGCGGTCAGAGTGGAAACAGCACCAAAAATAGCCGCTGCGCCATTCAGAGCAATTGTAAAGCTGGTGATGGTTTGTGTGCTTGTAATGAGAACTTGTGTGCCATCAGGCACGCCAGTGTTCAATGGCAAAGTCACTGTGCCAGCTGCCAGAGTTCCAGCAGGCTGGATGATCATCCACTGTTGTTCGCTGGTTGGTGTAGGCACTGTAATGTTGAAGCCAGTGGCTGGTGTGTACAGGTTTGTGGCCACGGTTGGTGCTGCAAACGTCTGCTCAAAATATTGCAGCAATTGCGTGATCGAAACCTTTCGAGCATCACCATTGTTCGAGACGTAGACCGGAAGCAGATCACCGCCAGAGACTTGGCTGATGCCCGATAGTTGATTGATGGTTGGCATGATTGTGGTTCCTCAGTTGAATTCTAGTGGGCCATCTTGACCGGCCAAAACTGGATCGACAGGTGGACGGATAAAAGGATTGTCGTATACGCGCCAAGGCTTGTTGCCTGCGCCTGCTGGCATTGTGCTTGGCAGTTGTTGCTCCATTGGCATGGCAGCACGCGACAGCAGGGTGTTGTAGGATTCCTTGGCCGTAGCTTTGGTGTCGGGCATGACCTGTTTGCCGTAGCTTGGTGCTAGTTTGATGGCCAGATTGGTGTAGATGGCTTCGTTTGAGCTGTCGGGCACATTGGTCTGCTCATCCAGATCGCTGTCTTGTGGGCTGGATGGCAGTGGATAGCCCAAGCGAATGCCCAAGGCGTTCCATGCTGCAATCATAGTGTCAAGCCTGCGCAGGGCAGACTGCAACTGCTCTGGTGTCAGGTCAAAGACGTAGGAGGCAAGGCCAATTTCCTCGAAGGCCTGTGTGACGAATTGGCGCTTGGTCCATCCCATGTCATTCTCCTGTGTTCTCAGACAATCTATCTTGGATCAATTGTCCCAGTTTTTTGTCTTTTGTGCGACCATCAAAACGAATTCCGAGTTCTGTGGCTTTTGCTTCAAGTTCTTCTCGGGTTGGTGCTGATTCATCGACTGGCTCAATATCAACCACTTCTTGAGCTTGAGCTTCTGCTGCGGCAGCTTGCTCGGCCAGCAGACGATGGTTGATACCGTCGATTGGCTTGGATGGCTTGCGTACCTTTACAGGCTTTTTATTTTTTGCGTATCTTGGCGTGAGAATGATGTCTTGCATCACTTGGCCTTTCTTTTCATGGGCTTTGCTGTTTTCGCAGCGGCTTTGAAGGCTGCGGCAGTAGGTGCGCCCTTTGCACCAGGCTTGCGCATGCGCTCAGGCGTTTTGCCTGCGGCCTTCTGGTCTGCAATACGCTCACGCTTGGCGTGAATGTTGGCATAGAGACCGGCCTTCATTTCATGGCCTTTTTAGGCGCTTTGCTGGGCTTGCCTGCGGCCTTGGCTGCTTTGGTGGCCACATTCAGCGCGATGGCCACAGCCTGCTTCATAGGCTTGCCAGACTTCTTTTCCATCTTGATGTTCTTACCGATGGACTTGCTCGAATAACCTTTTGTCAATGGCATGGTGTGCTCCTATTGAGAAAGGGGGGCCGAAGCCCCCCAGTCTGTTTTGCTGGATTACTGGTTGAACAACAAGATGCCGGACATCTCGGGGTTCTTGTTAACCACACCGAACAGCGTGTCCATACGATACTTGATCGTCATGCTGTTGATGTCGTACCACTTTTGCAAGACCAACTCAATGCCTTGGTCTGTGCTTGCACGCATTACTGCGACACCAGCGTCAGAAGGCACTGCGTAACGGCCAGGCAAGATTTCCAAGGAATCACGCTGCCAGAA